AGGAACAACATCATTAACATTAGGTACTTCATCTGGTATTCACGCTTGGCATAATGACTTTTACGTTAGAAGACTACGTGTCGGTAAAAATGAAGCCATATACACTTACTTGAATCAAAATCACCCAGAGCTTGTTGAAGATGAATATTTTAGACCACATGACACTGCAGTGATTAGTATACCACAAAAGGCCCCTAAAGGTTCGATTATGAGAACTGAGTCACCATTCCAATTATTGGAAAGAGTTAAGAAAGTCGCTACCGAATGGGTAAAAGCCGGACATAGAAACGGTTCAAACTCACATAACGTGTCAGCTACAATTTCTTTAAGAGAACACGAATGGGACCCAGCAGGAGAATGGATGTGGGAAAATAGAAAATCTTATAATGGTTTATCGGTACTACCTTACAATGGTGGAACATACACTCAAGCACCTTTTGAAGATATTACCGAAGAAGAATATGAAGATATGATGGAATCTTTAAAAGATGTTAATTTAAGTATGGTTGTTGAGTTAGATGATAATACAAACCTAACTGGGGAGTTAGCATGTGCAGGGGGTAGTTGTGAAATAGACGTGGTACTACCTAAGTCAGACTCTGACAATAAAGATGAAAAAGAGAAAGAGTTGGATGAAGCATAAAATTAGTAAAGAAATTTTATATCACTTTAATTGTGGTAAATGTAACAAATGGTGGTCAATTGCTGACTACCATTTGTTTTCTAATAATGCACCAGAAAATAAAAAAAAGGTACCTATTTTAATAATGTGTCCCCACTGTGGACATAATGAAGAAATAAAAGAAATAGAAAATGACGAGAAGAGACGATTGGATTACAGAACTACACTATAGAGAATTTATTAAACCTAAATTACAATCCCAAGACTTTTATTGGGATAGTGGTAATATGGTAATGACAGAAGAGTATCATAAAAAAAGAGGGAGTTGTTGTGGAAATAGATGTAAACATTGTCCCTACCAACCACAATATATAAGTGGTAATAAAAACTTAAAATGATTAAATTAGATTTATTTGGTTATAGAATAGATGATATCCATAATATTGTGGATGACTTTATATATGAAAATATTAAACTACAAAAAAAAGAAGTAGAAATATTAACAAGAACTAATAAGTCTGAAATAAAACAAATAATAGCAGAAATCCTTATAAATTACGATTTAGAGTATAAAGAATGTTCCTATAACCCTTCCCTACTTAAAATTTCCATTTAAACTACTTATATGTATAATAGATTTGAAGTATCTAATATTTATATATAAAACTTATTATGCCAGAAAACGGAACATATGGAATTGATTTTCCTTTTAGAAAAAGTAGGTTAGGTTATTTTCTTGAATTAACCGAAACCCCTGAGGATGAAATTAAATCAGATTTAATACATCTTTTACTAACTAGAAAAGGTAGTAGATATTTTTTACCTGATTTTGGTACTAGATTATATGAATTTATATTTGAACCTTTGGATTCACCTACTTTTAATTCTATAGACTCTGAAATAAGGGAGCAAGTTGCCAAATACATCCCTAATTTAAAAATAACTAATATTGATATTTCTGCAGCTATTGATGCTGAAGAAACTGCAGGTACAGTAGTATCTGATAACGACCCAAGAGTGTATAGGATAGCGGGACAAGGAACAAAAGAACATACCGCGGTAGTAAAAATAGATTACACCATAACTAACTCAGCTTTCGAAACTAGAGACTTCGTAATAATAAACATATAATATGGCTAATAATAAAATATCCTACACAGAAAGAGATTTTGTTGGAATTAGAACTGAACTATTAAGGTATACTCAACAACAATATCCAGATTTAATAAAAAACTCAAACGACGCTTCTATATTTTCAGTATTTTTAGATTTAAACGCTGCAGTTGCAGATAATTTACATTACCATATCGATAGAAGTTTACAAGAAACTGTATTACAGTTTGCAAATCAAAGGTCTTCACTTTATAATATAGCAAGAACGTATGGTTTAAAAATACCAGGTAATCGGCCTTCAGTTTCAGTAGCTGATTTTTCGATAGTTGTACCAGTTTTAGGTGATAAAGAAAATTTTAACTACCTTGGGTTACTAAGAAGAAATTCCCAAGTAAAAGGAGCAGGACAAGTGTTTGAAACCAGATACGATGTTGATTTTTCTTCCCCTTTTGACGCCACAGGATTCCCAAATAGAACTAAAGTCCCTAATTTTGACTCTAATAATAATATTGTAAGCTATACCATCACCAAAAGAGAGGTGGTTATAAATGGTATAACTAAAGTATTTAAAAGAGTTTTAACAGATACAGATGTAAGACCGTTTTTAAAAATATTTTTACCAGAAAAAAATATATTGGGGGTAACAGCAGTAATAGAAAAAGATGGTACCAACATACAGGCATTACCTAAATCTACTGAGTTTATAAACTCACCGAGTCAATGGTACGAAGTTGATGCATTAGCACAAGACAAAGTCTTTACCCTAGACCCAACAAAAAACAGTGACTCACCTGGTTTAAAAATAGGTAANTGGAAACAGGTGGATAATAGGTTTACTACCGAATACACACCAGAAGGGTTTTTCCATTTAACGTTAGGTGGTGGTACGTCATCAGGACAAGATTCATTAGATGATTTCGCAAATCAAGGTCTAGCGATGGACCTAAATAAGTATTTAAATAATTTATCATTAGGTAGAACTGCAAAAGCTAATAGTACTTTGTTTATTCAATATAGAATAGGTGGTGGTACTGCCACGAATGTGGGACCTAATTCCATCACTTCTCTAGGTCAAGTAGAGTTTATTGTAACTGGACCTGTAGATGGAATAAATCAACAAGTTAAAAGTTCTTTAAATGTTAACAATATTACTGCTGCAGTAGGGGGAGCAAACCAACCAACAGTAGAAGAGATACGAAACTACGTTAGTTTTAATTTTGCGTCTCAACAGAGAGCGGTTACAGTTTCTGATTATAAAGCTATTATAGATACAATGCCGGGAGTTTTTGGTGCACCCGCCAAAGTAGGTATTGTTGAGGAAGAAAATAAAATATTAGTTAATTTATTGTCATATTCTGATTCAGGTAAATTAAGTTCTAAGGTTAGTACGTCTTTAATGAGTAATGTGGCAGAATACCTTTCAGATTATAGAATGATGAATGACTATATAACTATAAAATCTGCACAAGTAGTGGATTTAGCTTTGGAGATAGACATATTAGCAGACCCAACCTTTAACCAAGGGGAAATAGTTACAAACATAGTATCACAGGTAGATGGGTTCTTCGCCCCAAATAAAAAAGAAATGGGTCAAAATTGTTATATAGGTCAATTATCTAAACTTATATCTACCCAACAAGGTGTTATAAACCTTATAGATTTAAGGGTAATTAACAAAGTAGGTGGGCAATATTCAGACAATCAAATATCACAAAGATATAGTAATCCAGATACTAAACAGGTAGAATTGATTGATGGTGTGATATTTGCACAACCAAACCAAAGCTTTCAAGTTCAATTTCCTGAAAAAGATGTTAGTATAAGGATAAAGAGTAATGCTCATACTTCTATATCCTAAGTTTTATTTACATAAATTACTTTTTGGATATTTTTGGTTTTAAGACCCTAAATATTTATAATTTAAAAGGAAAGAAATGCCAAAATCTATAAGAGTAAGAACACAACCAGGAAAAGAACAAAATATCCACTTAAAGTTAGAACAAGATTTTGACTTATTGGAGGTATTAAGTTTAAAAATGACACAAGACGATGTTTACTCACGAATGTGTGGGGACTATGGTGTTGTTGTTGGTAGGGTATTAGCAAACGGTGGTTTTGGTGTGCCTAACGCAAAAGTCTCTATTTTTATTCCTTTAACTGAAGAAGACGAACAAGACGAGGTCATCAAATCTTTTTACCCTTATAAAGAAGTTACAGATAAAGATGATGAAGGGTATAAATATAACTTATTACCTAAAGACAAACAAAGTTGTAATCATACACCAACAGGGACGTTCCCTTTACCAGAAGAAGTATTAAATAACCCAACCTTATTAGAAGTATATAAAAAGTATTATAAATATACTACTAAAACTAATGCTAGTGGGGATTTTATGATTTGGGGTGTACCACTAGGTAATCAAACAATACACTCTTCAGTGGATGTTAGTGATATTGGTTGTTATTCTATGCATCCTTATGATTTTATCAACCAAGGGAAACCAGTAGAAGAATTTGTAAGTGCTTTAGAATTTAAATCTTCAGAAAATTTAGATTCACTACCACAAATTATTTTACAAAATAAAACTTTAGAGGTTGTACCATTTTGGGGTGATGACGACTTATGTAATGTTGGTATTACCAGGGTAGATTTCGATTTACGTGATTCTGCGGTTGAAATTGTTCCCTCTGCTACTTTTATGGGGTCTATAATAACTGATGATGATTCTAATTACATTGATGGTGAATGTTTACCTGGTAAGTACATGGGTAATCTATGTAACTTAACTACCGGAACGGGACTTATCGAAACTATTAGAGAAACTATAGAGGTCGAAGACGATGGATGCACACCAAAATTAGAAAAGTTCTCTCTAAAAAATGGTGGAAAGGTTATTGATGGGAATGGAGCGTGGGTAACCCAACTACCAATGAACCTAGACTTTCTAGTTACAAATGAGTATGGAACTCAAGTTATTTCAGACAACCCAAACTTTGGAATACCGACACGAGCAAAATATAGATTTAGGATTGGGTTTGACAATAAAGGGTCAACCATTAGAAATGGTAGTTACCTAGTGCCAAACCTAAGAGAATATACTACCTCACCTGATTTTAGTAATTCTTATTCGTTTAGTACAGATTACAAAGATTATCCTATTGCAGGACCAAACCCTCACTATAGTACTCCAGCGTTTAACGCTGAAGATTATTTTTACGAGTTTAAACCTAATAGAGTATATACTGTTTCTTCTTTTATAGACAATTATAGAAAAACAGCATCAGTTTCTTCTACGGGGACTAATAAAAGAGCAAAT